GACACCGAGAGTGAAGACACCGAGAGTGAAGACACCGAGAGTGAAGACACCGAAGATTCGGCTTCGGACGAAGACTCTGACGAAGACTCTGACGAAGACTCTGGTTCGGCTTCTGGCGAAGATTCCGACGAAGACGAAGATTCCGACGAAGACGAAGACTCTGACGAAGGTTCTGGCTCCGCTTCGGACGAAGACTCTGACGAAGACTCTGACGAAGACTCTGACGAAGACTCTGACGAAGACTCTGACGAAGACGAAGATTCCGCTTCCGATGAAGATGAGGATTCGGACGATGACGGTTCCGGCTCCTCCGACGATGAGGGTGGCGAGACGGATGACGAAGACGACACCGAGGGGGGAGACTCCGCAGGTGGTGGCGGCCCCGATCTGGATAAGGAAGACGAGTTCCACAGCAGTTTGAAGAGCGATCTCATCCGTGATCTCAACTCATTGTTGGACAACAATGAGGCATTGGCCTCCGTGGTGAATGAACACCGAGACACCGACTGCGAGGAAAACGAGGAAGTCTGGCGACCCTTCAACCCCGATCTTGATCGGATTGTGCGCCCTCGCGGCGACAAGAGGGTTGCCGCTTCTTACCGAGATCAGGTCAAGCCTCTAACCGCTGCTATCCGAGCGGAGTTCCGCGCCCGATTCCTTCAGGCCCGTAAGCCGCTGGTTCGTCATGGTGTGCGCCGAGGTAAGGATCTCTCGGAACGTCGGCTGGTTGAGAGCTTTGTGGAGATCCGTAGTGGTGTCCGCCCCTCCCGCCCCGACTATCGCATCGACAAGAAGCCGGATGTGAGTCTTGCGCTCGCAGTGGTGGGTGACGAGAGCGGTTCCATGGGCGGGCAGCCCTGTCAGTATGCGGCCATGGCTATGATGAGTATTGCAGAGGCTTTCGATAGCCTCGGTTCTCCGGTCATGTGCTGTGGTGTCCGCAACGGTGATCGTTGCTACATGGACCGGGAAGAAAAGGCCTCCTTGGATCGCTCCCTTTACCACCGCTTCCGTGGAGTGCGGGTCGATCTCTTCAAGGATTGGGATGAGAGTTTCCAGAAGAACGAGCAGCGGTTTGCTGCCTACACCGCAACCGGCAACACCCCTCTCTCCGATGGGATTCAGTTCGCCATGCAAGAGTTGGGGCAGCGTTCCGAGAGGTTCCGCGTCATTCTTGTCTTGACTGACGGGATGCCTAACAACGCTGCTGTTGTGCGGCGTCAAGTTCGCCTCGCTCGTGAGGCGGGCGTCTTCGTGGTCGGCGTTGGCATCGACGGGGCTGGTTCCTATGTGAAGAGCCTGTTCCCCGAGCACAACATTGATGTTCCTACTCTTTCGGCTCTCCCCAAGGAGATGTTCGCTGTCTTGTCCTCCATCATGTTCCCCACCCGGGGAACCCGTGCCCGCTTTGAAGGTTCTTTTCGCCGAAGCGGCTAACTTTTTCTCGGCAGGGGGGTTCAAACCCCCTGCCCTTCTCCGTATCTAAGTGAACGACCCACACCCTTCCGCCTCATTGAGAGGCCCACAGGAGTTTCCCATGGCAACAGCCCTTTCCATCGTCGATACCCGCCTCTCTTGCCTTGAGTGCGGATTCCAGTCCCATACACTCCTCGACCATATTGTCGAGGTCCACGGTATGGCTGTGGCCGAGTACGCCGCGAAGCACCCGGACGCTCCTACTGTTTCCCAGACCCTCCAAGATCGTTTGGATGTGGATCTAAAGGGGCGGCGACGCACCCCCGCTCCCCCCATCACCGAGTTGACCGTGGATATGTGCGGGATCACGCATCGCGTGGACCACGCCATTCGCCCCGAGCAGTGCCTCGTTTATCCTCCGGGCTACGCTTGGCCTACCAAGGGTTCGGCCAAGAAGCGGGTCCAGCGAGCCGTTCTCGCTCTCAAGCGGGGTCGCCCCGTCTTCATTCACGGTGATCCGGGTGTCGGTAAGGACGCTTGTGTTCACGCATGGGCCGCGCAGACCCGGAAGCCCTCGTTCATCTACACCTTCTCCCCCGGAACCGACGTAAAGCGTTGGTTCTACAGCCGCGAGATCGGTTCCGAGGGAACCTCGTGGTCGATGGGTGTTCTGTTCCGCACTCTTGTTGAAGGAGTCGCGGGTAGTGACGGTGTGGCTCGTCCCGCACTGGTCCTGTTCAGCGACATTGACCGGGCCACCCCGGATCAGCTTGAGGAGTTCCGCCTTGTCTTGGACACCATGTCTAAGCGTATCGTTGGACCCACCGGGCAGGTACACAACATCATGGAGGGCACGCAGTTCGCTTTCACCGCGAACAGTTGTGGTTTCGGTGATGAGCGTGGCCGGATGTCTTCCCAGCAGATGGATGCCTCTATCCTTGACCGGATGGGACGGTTCATCGAGTTCACCCACCTCCATTGGGATGACGAGTCTGCCATTCTTCGGTCGAAGTTCCCTTCCCTCGTGGCTGCGGCTCCCCAAGTCTTCGATGAGTTGGGGAACGCTACCAAGGCGTTGCGGGCTGCTATCGGTGGAAAGGGTGATGTGACGCTCTACGCTGATCTCACTCACCGGGGTCTCTGTGAGATCCTTGCCGAGTGTGAAGACCTCGTCTGGATGAAGGACGGAGAAGCTCCGGCTAATCTCCTGAAGTCCGGCTTCAAGGCTTGGCTGGATCGGCTTGATACCGACAACAAGCTCAACGCGAAGCGGCTCATCGACGCTTCCATCAGCGGTGGCTACTTCGTCGCCGATGAGGAAGAAGATGAGGATTAGGAAAGGCAGGGGGGTTCAAACCCCCCTCCTTTCTCCGTATAGAACTGTCCGATACCACCCCTCCCAAACTCTTTTCCATGCCTCGCATTGAGCGAGCAACTGGAGTCGAAATGTCAACATTTGCTATCCCCGCTGTCTCCGCCACCGATGCCCGTTCGTGGGTTCCGGCAGTGCGTTCCTCCCTTTCCATTCTCGGAGCCGACGGTTCCGAGGTTCGCTTCCGCACTCTGTTGGAGCAGATCGCTAACCACCCCGATTTCCCCGGCTGGGACCATTGGGGAACTTCCCTCAAGAGGAACAAGCCCTACCCGAAGGCCCACCGAGCCGTCACCCTTGCCGCTGGCAAGCTGAAGGATGCAGGGTTTCTTTGCCAGCCTCGTCGGGGCTACTACATGCTGACTCCCACCGAAGAGGTCATCGAGGAAGTGGTCGAAGAGGTCATCGAGGAAGTGGAGATTGTCCCCGCAACCCCACCTACACCGGTTGCTGTCGTCAAGCCTCTCCGCCCCCCCGCCTTGGGTCTTACAGTGGTGCCTGCTCCTCCCCCCTCCACCCCCTCCGTCTATGAGCACGATGCGGGCTTGGCTCGTATCGCTATCGCCCAGACCCGCTGCTACGGTTGGTTTTCGGAGCGGTCTTCTTCGTGCAAGGGTTGCCCTCTCGCTGCTCTGTGCCAGCAGGCCAAGATGGTGACTGTGGCGGAAACCGCTGCACTCTTGGATGAGGAGATCGAGGATAAGATTCGTCAGCAGGAGCAGGAAGAAACGGTCGCCGAAGCCAATGCAGCGGCAGCAGCGACTGCTGCGGAAGAAGCGGCGGATGCTCCGGCTCCGGCCGAGGCGGATGCTGCTTCGGACACGGTAGACAAGCGCAATCTCCCTGCCGACGCTACCCAGATGCAGTCGTTGCCTTTTGAGGTGTACTGCTCCGGGTGCAACAGCACTATTGCGGCTGGTACTCCCGCTGTCCATCTTCCCGGAAAGGGGGCATTCCACCCCACTTGCGCTGCTGAATAACTCACCCCGTGGGGTGGCGTCAGCCGCCCCGTTTGGAGAACCTCATGGATACCCTACAAACCCTTATTGACACCGCTCACGATCTTGATCCTGAAGCGTCTTCGGTAGAGGAGATCGCCGAAGTCGCTTGTGCGCTGGCTTCCTATGTGAACCTCGCCCAGAAGGCTCTCGACCCCTTGAAGGTTTACCTGCGAGCACTCACAGGAACCACCGAGGAGACGCATGTCCACTACTCAACGCCTACCGGACAGGTGAGTGTCACTTTCCCGAAGCCTCGGTATGTGGCTCGGAAGAGTGTGCAGTGGGAGACCGTCCGCGCCGCCCTTGGCGATAACTTCGACCGCTACTTCACCACCACGGTGAAGCACGCACCCCGGAAGGATATTGAGGAGGTGCTGCGCGTCCGCACTGCCTCGGAGGAGTTCAGCACTGTGTTGGATTTCATCGAGCGGGAGGAGCCCACCCCTCGGGTTGGCTTTAAGCCTTCCTGATCCCTTTTGACGATAGCCCCCGTCCCCAGACCAATCGGTTTTCCGAGGGGTCTGATGGATGGGGGCTTTCGTTGTAGGGGGTTTCAACTACCCCTTGTTTCTCCGTATGTAAGTGAGGAGTTTGCCATGATCGTTTCCCCGGACCACCACCTGCTCACTGCCGATGGCGTGTACCACTGGACCCCCGAGAGGGTGAAGTCTGCATGGCAGAAGGCCAAGACCCAGTTCAAGTCTGCCCTCGGGTGGCCCATCAAACCCGACAAGGTCGTGCTGTTGATGGGAATCCCGGCCAGTGGGAAGTCCACTTGGCTGACCCACCACGAGGATGAGCGTGTGCTCTATTTCGATGCGTGTTTCGACCTTCCGTGGAAGCGGAAGCCCTACATTGACATGGCCCACAGCGTGGGTGTTCCTGTGGAGGTGGTTTGGCTCGACACGCCGTTGGAGGTGTGTCTTGAGCGCAACGCTGCTCGCAGCGAGGACCGCCGGGTTCCGGAAGACATCCTGCGGGCCATGTGCCGTAAGATCCAGTCGTCCCCTCCCACCAAGGATGAGGGTGTCACTCTCATGCGGGTGACCCCATGATCCTGCGACACCTGACTGCCCTTCTGCATCGGGCACGCTGCGACCGCGCAGTGTTGATCCCGATGCTTGAGCGGCTCACCCCACAGGAGCAGAGAGCCCTCTGGCGACTGTTTCAAAACATTCAAGACGACGCCCAGCGCGAGGGTGCCCGAAAGGGTGCGCGTCAGCCTTGGCGTCATGGATGAGCACCTTTCACCCCGCACACCACACACCACACACCACACACGGGAGCCCCTCATGGCCAACCTTATCGACAATCTCATTGAAGGATGGGCGAAGAAGCAAGCCGCTTCAGTGCGCCAGAACCCGGATGCCCCGGTAGAGGGGTTGGAGGACTTTTCTCTGGAGGAGCGTGCCCCAGCTACTCCGCTGGAGGCTGCCCACGCCGTGCGACAAGCGGTGGCCGCTAAGACTGGTCGGCGTCCCACGCTGGCTTACTGGAAGCCTGTCGCAGCTAAGGCTCTGGGGATCTCACGCCTGTACGCCAAGCGGTGGCAGGGGGTCCTTGACGCAGGCATTGAGGCCGGACTGTTCGGCATCGACGAAGAAACCCTCAACCACCCCTTCCTTGTGGCCTTGGACCCTCCGGAAGAAGTCTCTCCCGACGAGGTGGAACACATCGCCACCTCTATGGTCGGCTGTCCTGCCGTGGGCGACGACGATGACTTTGAAGACCACGGCCTCCCCGACGATTGGGTTGCTCCCGCAGTCTTCCCCTGTGGTCATCGGAACCATAAGGGCCACGGAACTGATCCCGAGGATGCGCGTCAGGTCGCGGCACGGGGGGAGGGGTTTTGCTGCGCTGCCCTCAAGCACGCTGGCGAGGAACACCAACGGATCAACCCTAACCAAATCACTAAGAACGCTTATCTCTCCGTTGACTGGCGCGTGAAGGGACTGCACACCTCTCTCCCGGCCCACCTCCGGCGCACTCCCGAAAAGGAAAGCGGCATGGGCTTCCCGGGACTCTGTGCTGACTCTGTTACGGGTCTCTACATCGGAGGTCTGGGTAACAACTGCCGCCACTACCACGACGGCCCCGAGCGGTGCGTCGTCCATCGCAGCAAGTATGCGAAGGAGGAATGATGGGTCGCAACACGAAACATCGGAAGCGGCTTCGCAAGGAACGCCGCAAGAAGGAGCGGGAGGAATCCCCCCCTTTGTCGGTGGAGCACCGGGACCCCCGGACGCGCTGGACTGGCCTGACCGCTTCGCGAGGTCTTCACCCTGTGGGCTTTCAACCCACAGGGGTGAGAGTGCCTGTGGATTTGGCTGCGGAGGAACCGGCTCTTGAGGCGTTGGCTTCTATTCAGGCAGCGGCTTTGAAAGACAACTGACCCTTCTCCAGCAACTTGGTCAAGCCTTTGCGGGTGTAGGGGCTGCTGCCGTTCCACGGGATCTTCTGGCCCCAGAGAAACCCGAACTCAAAGGAGAGTCCGCGAGCTTTGGAGTAGAGATCTTTGTTGGCTTCCCACGCCGCCGCGAGTGAGCCGTCTTCCCGAACAGCGAACTCCACTTCGTGGGAGCGGAGGTAGTACATCCCAATGACCCCACTCTTGTCTTTATAGATGACGCTGATCTGATCGAACTCCCGGCCCAGCCGGACGAGATCGTTGAACTTCATCTTGGGCACCAGCACGGACTTCTCCGCAACGCCCTCCCATGATCCTTTGAGGGGGTGGATGCGGTACCCCATCCTTTGGAGTTGGGCATAGAGTTCGCCGTGGCGCGTTTTGTTTTCTTTCTTTGACCCCGTCCCGTAAGCGGAGAGAATGCCGAAGGCTTGACCGAGCCCCATCATCTTTTCCATCTGCTTTAGACGGAGTGCTACCTTGAGCCGGGCGAGGATGTAGCGGCGAGCTTTATCTCCCACAGGCAAGGAGGAAGCTATCTTCAGCAGGCTGGTTTGGTCACGGGCGGTCAGCAGACGGGGCATTTGTTTCTCCGAGCGTTTCACATAAGAGCTATCACCTCACCGGGCCGATAGTCGTTTTACCGTCCTTCTGGCGGTAAAGCGGCTATCGGCCCTTTATCGTTGACGGAGGCTCTCCTTGAGTATCGAAATCCAAACCGGGTTCCCCTGCCCCCACCTCATCATGGAAGAGGTTGTAGCTTTGGGGGCTGATCGCCGTTCCCTGAAGACCAAGGGGCCAGTGGCAAATGCTGGGAGTGTTCGCGTGCTGGTCAACAACCAGTTCTACGTCCCCCCCGAAGGGCTGCACACGCCTGCTGATCTTCTTAGTTCGGTGGGTCCCTTCAACATCTCCCAGTGTGAGGGTTTGCGCGGCCCAGATGCCAACCTTCTGGTCGTCACCGCTTCCGGCGGCACGGTCTCGGTTCGGCTCCCCGAAGGACCACGCCTTTCTGCCGAAGAAGTAGCGCGTAGCCTTCGCCTTTCCCGGCTTACTTCCATTGTTTCCGTGAGCGTGCAGGGGGGAGCACTGCTCTTGCGCGACAACCAACAGGTGGGGGTCAACTCCATGGTGCGCGTGAGAGGCGACGGAGCCACGCTGTTGGGGTTTGAGCAAAAGGGCGCACGGGGTCGTCAGCTTTATCCGGGGTGGCGGTTGGTAGCGGAACCCAGTGTTATCCCCACCCCCGGCCCCCGGCGTCGTTATCCCGGCCCATGGCGGTATCCCCAGTTCGTGTCCGATGTGCGGAGCAACCCCGTTGTGAAGGTGACCTATGTGGCAGTGCCCAACAGGTGCCCCCGCTGTCGGGCCACCTATGTCGAGAACGATTACCGCTTCGATATGGAAGGGTCTCTGATCACTATCGCCAACGAGGATTTGCTGTACCAAGCATGTCTGAAGGCCATTCTTACTATTCGGGGGTCTAACCCCTACCACACCGCTTACGGGTCTACGGTGATGACACGGGTGGGCCGCAAGAGAGCCAACGCTACCGCAGCCGATTTGCAAGAGGATGTTGTGCGAGTCTTGGGGCAGGTGCAGTCGATCCAGAGGAGTCAGGCACGATTCCAGCAGATTACCAATAAGGAAAGGCTCTATGCTATCAGCAGTGTGAATGTGCGCCCCTCCCCTACCGACCCCTCCAGTTTTCAGATTGCTGTTGTAGTTCGGAACGGCTCCAACCAACCGGTGAGTCTCAACATCGTATACTCCGCACCCGGGGCTGTTGCCTTGGCGGGTTCCAATGGATTGTCCTTGGGCCAGCAGCCAACTCCGGTTGGGGGGTAGAGGTGATCCATGGCTGATATTCCTTTGATTTATGGGCCGGACGGGGGTCTCCGCCAAACGGTAGAATACTCGGTGTCCGAGTACACCCTCCAAACGGCGGCGGTGACTCGCTTCTTTGAGGGCACCCTCCCCCTCTCCGCTGTTGAGGTGCAAGTCTCGATTAACGGGAGTGGTTTCAGCAGCGATGAGACCTTGGTGTTGTGGGGTGATGGGAAGTGGACTGTCCCAAACCCCGCGTATGATCCGGACGGGTTGAAACTACTCAATGGCCGTAACACCGTAGAGGTGCGTGCTGTGCTCCCCTCCGGGACCACCACGGGTTCCGCCTCGGCGGTGGTTCGCTTGGCTGCTGAAGCCGCAACTATCGAGGTGCAAGCCCCTACCAACCTTTCTGTTGTGCAGGAGAGCTTGGCCGTGGTCGTGCGTGCGGAAGGTCCGGCTATCACCACCTATCTGCAAGGGTTTAACTTCTACGCTTCGACGGAAGCTGGGGGTGGGGCTTCGGGATACACCCGAATCAATGTGAATCGGGTTTCCGAAGGGGTGGTTTCAGAGGAAACCGAGGAGTTCGCTTCCCAGACCATCGAAGTGAAGGTGAAGGTGGATGAGAATGGTGACCCTGTCGCCGACCCTCTCTACATGCGACTTACGGCAGAGCAAGAATACTACAAGGTGGACCCCGAAACGGGTCCGGAGTGGGTTGTCGCTCAAAGCGACTACGATCAGCGGTACGAGATCCCAGAGACTGCCCGCACTGTGCGTCTGGCTAATGCCCTTTCGGAAGTCCGGGAGGCCATTCTTTATGAGTTCTCCCACAATCGGACGGCAGGGCCGTCTGCGCTCCCTTCTACCGTCCGGGTGACCCCTTTCGCTAACTTGGCCTCCGACCGCCCTCTTTACTATGTAGTGACCGCCCTCTACTACGACCCTACGGCCAACGTAGAGTACGAGTCGGCTTTTTCTGTTGAAGTGGTAGGCCACCCGATGGTGGTGACGACGGCCATTGGCTCTATTCCCGCCGTCAAGCGCCAAGACATCATCACCCAGTTCATCCAAGGGATCTTTCGGAGCAATCCTCAAATCAGAGTCGAGGCGGGGAGTGTATTGCGCGACACCGTCATCGACCCTTTCTCCTCGGAAAGTGAACGGGTCCGGTTCTTGTTGGACTTCTACCAGCGAGCACGCACTCCTACGCTGTTGCTTCAAGTGGATGACCCTACGGGGTCAGGTACGTCGGTGAGCGTGAGGGGCAGCACTTACAAGCAAGCTCTCAAGCAAGCCCTCTATCTGGGGGCTGATTCCGAAGTCCAAGCATTGATCGACTCGGCTTTTGAAGCGTATGCCAGCAACTTTGGAGTGCTGCGGCGAGGCGGTATTGCGGCACAAGGTGAAATCCTTTTCTATACCACTTCGCGCCCCACTTCTTCTCTGCTCATCCCGCTGGGGACTACGGTGGCGGGAGGCCAAGTGGCTTTTTCTACCACCCGTGAGCAGCTTCTGCCCCTTTCCCGCACCGCCAGTTTCTACAACCCCTCGACGGGAGCCTACCAAGTCTCGGTTCCGGTGCAGGCCACTGTCACCGGGGCCACAACCAACCTCGGGGCCGGGCAGGTGAAGAAGATCTCCAGCAGCCTCCCGGGTAACTTCTCCGCCACAAACATCAACGCGATGGTGGGGGGACAGGACCGGGAATCTAATCTGATGTTGACTGCCCGAGTTCACAACCGCTTGGCTTCAGTGGATTCAGGCACAGCCCGAGGATACCTCCAGACGGCTGCGGATGTGGCGGGTGTTGTCAAAGCTAACGTCGTGGACGCAGGCAACCCTCTCATGCAACGCGATCTGAACGCAGACGGTGAGCACAAGGGCGGAAAGGTGGATGTGTGGGTGCAGGGGGCTAACGAGGCTACCGTCACGGACACCTTCGCCTTCACTTTTGAGATTGGACAAGACATTCAGTTTGAGGTGATCGGGGCTGTGGGGGATTTGCTCTTCCGAGCTATCGACCCCTCCCTCACTGCCATTGACCCCATTGTGGAGATGTTGGATGACCCAGCGGTGGGGTATGAGTTCCGAAACGCCTCAACGGGTGAAGTGTTTAATCTGACCGGGGTGACCTACCCCTCCTACAACACTATCCAGTTGGACACGAGTCTCATTCAGCCTGCGGTGGACCTCACCGATGTGCTTCTGGGATCTTATCGGCGACGAACCGGAACAGCTTTCGTGCTCCCTCGTCAGCCAGTATCGGCTATCACTTCGGTGGTGGGAAATGTGTCGGGAACGCTGCCTGCCGAGGCTTATCTCCTCATCCACCCTAATGCTCCTCTGGAGATGGGGCGGTCTACGCTGGCGGGGGATTATCTTCAGGTCAATGGCTATAGGGATAGTTCTGGGCAGTGGGTTCCTACCGGGGAGACCCTCGCAGTGACGGACGAGAGCCATGTTATGCTGGGCCAGTACCCCGAGTTCCTTAACTTCTTGGGGGGTAACTACCTCTCGGTGGTGGTGAAGTCGGCGGATGGTCTCATCACCTACGCTGGCCCTAATGATCCAAGCGGTATTCCGGACTACACCATCTCTTTGGGCACCCAAACCACGCCGGTTTCCCTCACACGGACTGCCACGAGCGCCATCTCCAGTGGGGCTACCGTGCTCATTTCCTACGAGCATGACGAGAACTTCTCGGTCACCTACATCACTAATCTCATCACCTCCCTTACGCAAAATGCGTTGGATGCGGACAAACATGCGACTGCTGATGTGGTCGCCAAAGAGGCACTTCCTGCGCCTCTTGATGTTGAAGCGACAGTAGTGGTCCGTCAAGGACGCGAGACATCGACCGTGGACACGGCACTCCGGACCAACCTCACCAACTTCTTTGGGGGTCTCCGGCTTGGAGATCCTGTCCGACAGTCAGACATCATTGATGTGATTGAACAGACTTCTGGCGTGAGCTATGTGGTGGTCCCTCTCACCAAGATGGTCCGTCAGGCCGGATCTACCGTGGTGCGTGAGTCTCTCTCTACCGACACGGTGAGCGAGAGCGCATTTATCGCCTCCCTCACAACTAACGATGCCGTAGTCTACATTCTCACGCAGGAGTTGTCGGCCGCCACCGTAGACGGCGGCGGCCAAAAGGGGGATTTCAAAGCTGTCTTCCAAGACGATATGGAGATGTCCCTTCTTCCCACAGCCAGCACCCTTTCGGGCTTGGGCATCCTTCCCGAGCGAGCCTACATCCTTGGGAATGCGGGTCGTTCCATCGAGGGCTACTCCGATGACGCCACTCTTAATGCACAGGGGTACATCACTGCTGCTTCCATCACGCAGCGTCGGAGGGAACTGACAGCCAACCGAGTGCTGGTTTCCCTTTCCCCCGGTGCTGCTCCCACGGAGCACTCTTACGCTCTCACCTATGTGGTGGGGGAGGGCTCCGGGGCGCGGAATGTGGACCCCGGAGGGGCCGAGTATGGTTCCGAAGGCTCGTTCGTCTTCACTTACGACGAGGACCGATAGGCTACTGTTCGTTACCCCTCCCTGAACCACAGTTTGTCGTTGAGATTGTAAGTGTGACACAACTCCTCGCCCGGCGAGATGTCCCGTTTGGCCGTGATGTCGAAATAGAGGCGTTGGGTCTCCGGGTCCACATGACCCTCGTACTGTACGTTGCTGGTGGGGAACGGCGCATGGTTGTAGAGCATCCCGTAGCCCAGAACCAGACAGGAGTGTCGGGTGTTTTCGTCTTCGTCCCACGGCATCACCATGTGAACGAGGCTTTGGCCGACGTTGCTATCCGCGTAGGGGAGAATCTCCAGCCCGTGCAACAACGTCTTGTAGTTGATCTTTTTGCCCTTGGCTGTTTTGCTCGCTATCACATAAGCCGGGCACCTCTCTACGAGGTCTCCCTTTTTATAGGCTTGGGTGGCAAACACTCCTAATCCTTTGTTGGGGGTGTGCCGGAGTGCCAGATGCCCAGTTTGAGTAACCGGTCTCACGGTCGCGGCAGGGCGCAACAGTTGGTTGCACCCTTCGCATTTCATCCCGTAGTCGCCCACGGTTCGACGGCCCAGCTTTTCGTTCAGGAGGCCGCAGTGGCTGCACTGGAGATGGTAGACGTTACGGTTCATGGGGACACTCTACCCGGGGGTCTTTGGTGCCCAGACCTCGGCACCATTTTGAGTCGCTCGGTGACCAGTGGCATCGGGCCTCTCCTCGTTTTCCCTTCTTCAAGGCTCGTTCGGCTTTCAGGGCTTCCGACCGATTGGCGTAGGGTCCGAAGACAGCTTTGATTCGCCATGGGCGGTGCTTACTCGTGTACTTGCCGCCGCCCTTAATCTCCCCGTTGTGTTGGCGTAGCCTCCGCTTCGGGTCCGTTGTCATACCGACGTAGTGAAACCCGGCAAGGGGGTTACCTCGTTTGCCCACGCGGACCTGTTGACTCTGGATGACGTAGACCCAGTAGGGGTTGGGGTCACTCATCTTCCACCTTGCCCGAAAGAATGTACCCGCCCAGTTGGTCCGTCAGAGCGGCTTCCGCCAAGGTCCACTGGGACATGGTGGCTTTCATTTCTTGTCCCCCTTCGGTCTGTATGAGGAGGTCGTACCCTTGTCGGCGAAACACTCCACGGATTTCGTGAGGGTAGGGTTTCCCCTCCGGAGTGATGAGAGGGATGCGGCTTCGGTCCTCGGGATAGGAGAACTTCGCCCAGTGGGGTTCTCCACCACCGGTCGCCGGAACGGCACTCTGTGTGTCGAGAGCGGAACGCAGGGCGGTGGCCGCACGGGTTCGTCCTTGAATCGTGCGGATTTGACTCCCCACGGGTCCGGCATCCACCTCACAACTCACAGAACAGAAGTAGATAGGAGCGCCATCATAGTAGGTGTAGTCTCGCCCACAGACGAGACATTGAAGGGTGTGGGCAGCCATGGGGCCACAATACCCGCTGCCTCCTACTGGAGAAGGGACCGCCACTCCGCTCCAACAGTCCGAATGATGCGAAGGATTTTGGCTACCTGATGGGGAGTTTGTCCCGTGTGGGTTGCAATCTCGGACTTGCGGAAACCGGCTGACAAAAGCTGAACACACTCCTCCACCACGTTGGGGTTGAGGTTAGTGGTGGCCGTGTGGGAGAGGGTCATTTCGGTTAGTCTGTCCACCAAAGATTGGCCTCGCAGGAGGTCTGCTTGAAGGGGGCCAACCGAAGCCAAGTCCGCCGTGGCTACGTCTTCCAGTTCATTGTCATGGTTCACTACTCCGATGACCTCGTTGCGGCTCAACCGCGAGTAGCGGCGGTGGTAGTTGGAGACAATGCAGCCACACACCATGTGAACGTAGTGGCCGAAGGAAGATTTGTTTGGGTCGAAGGGGCATTTCCCCCCGTTACGGACCAGAAGACCTTTATAGATCTCCTGCAATACATCTTCGGGGTCATATCCATAGCGGGCTACTCTCCGGCCGAACCCGGCAAAGAAGAGTTTGCGTACCTCATGGCCTCGCCGTGCGAGATCCACCCCAATGGGAGCCGCCGCGACCGAGAGTGCGGTGCTGGTGTGGATGACCGCTGCCCTTTTGGCGACGGTGAGGGCAGGGCTTCCTTGGAACAAGGAGAGGGTGTCGAAGGCTGGTTCTGAAGGGCGGAAAGAGCCTTGTCGGAAGTAACGGTCGAAAGTGAGTTTGGGGTCTCGTGCCCGCCGAGCCGGTGCTGGGGTGCGGTTTACAAGAGCGATGATGGTTTGCCGGGCTGATGGGTAACGGACAGACCCTCCGGGCCACGAAACCAGAAAACCAGTGTTATCGGCGACAACACGATGGCCTCCGTGTTCGGTTCGGGCGTAGTAGGTTCCTTCCGTTCTCAACATAGTGCGGCTCCAGCAAAGTAGGGGGGGTTAAGCGACGTACAGGACTATACCAATGTCAAGAGAAGTCCTACCCCCCATTAGCAAGGTTTTAGAGGGGGGTCGAACCCTTGGGGTCGGTATTTCCCCTATGGGTTTTCTGGGGGTACCCCTAACAGGGGGACGCCAAGGCTGTCCGCCGCCGGAGTTTTATCATGTCCGATCCTTACGCTCTGGGTCTCGTTAAAGAATGGGCTGATGCCCTCACTCATGGTCGTTTGGAGGAGCTTCTCGATATGTATATCGACAAAGCTGTGTTGGTTCCCACATTTGGGACAGAGATTCTCCGAGGCCGTGAAGCCCTTTCAGGGTACTTTTCCGGGCTGATGGAGTACCCCAATCTGCATGTGGCGGTACATGAGGAGATCAACCAGAACACCCATGAGGGTCATCGGGTGGTGTCTGGTCACTACACTTTTAGTTGGGGTTCCCCGACCGAGGAGAAGACCTCGGTCGATGCACGCTACACCTTCGCCATCGAGCAGGGAGAAGGCGCGGAGGAGTGGGTTATCAATACGCACCACTCGTCTGAACAGCCCAAGGGATAATCCTTTTTTGGGAGAAAGGGGGTTCAACTCCCCCTTGCTTCTCCGTATGGGGTTGTTCATCACCCCTTTGCCTCATCGAGAGGCCCGGAGATTCTCATGGCACGCAAGATTAAACGCACTCGTGGAAAGACCGCAAAGGTCGCCACCCAGATGGCTCACATCAAGGCCCAGCGCGGGCTGGACCGTGAAGCCCACTTCGCTGAAGGCAAGGATCTTGCCTCTTGGCGTGGGTGCCACACCGTCACCAAGGACCGCAAGCGAGAAGCCTCTCGTCGTGCTTGTCGCACCAAGGTCCAGTTTTAACCACTCTCACTTCCCGTCTTGCACCGAGCAAGCAAAGGAGGCTCTATGTCTGATTTCACGTTTCTTAGCGGTGCCCTCGTTCTTGCCGTAGAAGGCATGAAGGAGGGTTCGGAGAGAGTCCGTATCGTCACGGACAAGGGCACCATCTCCTTTTTCCACTACCAAGATTGCTGCGAGAGCGTTTCGGTGGAGGATGTGACCGGGGATGTGGAAGACTTCACTGGTTCTCGGATCGCCGAGTTCCGCGAAGACACCAACCACGAGGCGAGCGGTTACGGCGAAACCCTGTGGACGTTCTACAACATCATCACCGATGTGGGCGACTTCCAGATTCGTTGGTGCGGCACCAGCAACGGCTACTACAGCGTGAGTGTCAGCCACAACTGGGAACCCGGTAAGGCGGTGCCCGTTTCTCTTTGCCTCCACCCCCCGTTCGCTGCTATTCGCCGGATCGAGGAGGATGGGACCGCGTGGGATGGCAACGGCGACTTCTTGGTGAAGCTCACCAAGGAAGCGGCCCAAGACCTCTTGGAAAACTACACCCTCAACTAAAGGAGAGGCCGATGACACCTTTGAAGATGCCGATGCGTCGCCTCTCGGAAGAGGAGATGCGAGAAATCGTCGTGGGCCGCTTGGCCTGTGACCTCATGTTCAGTGGGGAGATCTCACCCAGTGTGCGTGACATGTGTATGCTCCCGGTGGGCATGGGGATACTCGCCCCCCCACCCCAACTGGTTGAGGCGTTGCTTGGCTCTGCCGAACCGCCTGAAACCTTGGAGGGCGACCCACCCAAACCCACCCATCCCGGCTATCCCCCGGGGGCCGGGGAGCCTCCCCCTAAGCCTGTTCTCGGAGCGGTTCCGGAGAAGCTCCTTAACGCTTTGGAGTGGGGGGATGTTGAAGAAGAAGAAGTCGCGGAGGCCCGAGCCGCTGTGGAAAAGGACAACCGCCGTCGCATCAATGAATGGACGGAGGCTACATGGCGTTGGCAGGAAGCCATCGACAACGATTCCCGTGACCGAGCCACCATCGACGCGGCCCATGAACAAGCGTTGGAGGAATGGCGGGCATCCCTGCCGGACCATGAAGCCGCTAAAACTGCTCGCCAAGAAGCCCATGATGAATGGAAGGCTCGTTATGACGAGGCCTTCTCGGAATGGCTCGCTGACCTCGGCGAGATCATGGGGCGTATGAAGGATGCTTTTCCTCGTGGAGTGAACGGCTTTCCTATGTTTCATGCGGTGACTCTCATCCATAAAGAGGATTGGGAGCGTATCGAAGGAGCCATCATGCGAGAACAAGAGCGTCGCTCTACCCTTTCAGTCTGAATCTCCCGTACCTTTCCAAAAGCCCTGCTCGTAGAGCGCATCGAACCAATGAGGTTCCGGTGGTTCTGCGGGCAGGGCTTTTGTTGTATCTGGCCCCCCCTTCCACCAGTCTTGGTCTTCGATGTGGAGGAGTTTCTCGTAGAGATCGTCGGGCAGTTCGGCCAATGCGTCTTCCTCAAACCACTCCCCATCCCACCGGGTGCGTCCTCGCTCCATGCGGCGGTGGACATCCCGCTCTCGGTGGCCTTCACCGGGTGCGTGGAGAATAAGACGTAGCCGATGCGGGCTGCCGGTCTGAAGCTGTTTGAGTCTACGGTGGACATTCTTGGAACGTCCTACCTTTACATCTCCGGTGGTGTTCATCTGCACCACATAAAGATCTGCACCTGCCGGGATCACACTCCTTCTCCTCCCCATTAAACCCCCTATTCTCTCACGAGAGGGCGGTAGCCTCGCTATACCCCCTACGAGGGCAGAGGAGCCTTTTGATGACCCCAGAAACCCCCCCGGCACGCCCCCACTCCATCCAATGGGCAAAGGATGTGTTGGTTATTTTGGTCATTCCTGCTCTACTCTGGATTGTGAAGTTGGAGGTGGGGAACGCCCAGCGGGACATGATTTTGTCCCAGTACCAAGAGGAGACTGTGCGCTTGGAAGCCCGTATCTCCGAAATCAAAGAGATCGACGCTCGTGTTCAAGCCAATGCGCTTCATTTGGCTCGTCTGGAAGGGAAGCTCGACACCGCCAATGGGAGGCTGGATGAGATTCGCGCCATTCTTCTTGACCGCTAAAGGGAAAGTCTGCGGAGCCACGATTATTGTGGCCTCTCTGCTGCTCGGTCTCGCGGTTTATCGGGTGGTCTGTGAAGGAGGAAGCGGAGACGCTAACTCCCCCCGCGCTGTCGAACATGAGGAGATGTCGCGTTCCCTCCAAGAGCAGACTCGGATGTTGGAGGTTCTTCAGCAAGATGTGGACGCTGCTAATGTTAACTTGGATGAGATCAGTGAGATTCTCAAGGAAGAGACCCCGTAGGCGTTAGCCCCTCTATACTCCCCTACGGTTTGCACTACCGGAGGGACTCGTGGCTACATCTGATCGTAAGAACCTGATCCGCTTGGCTTCAACGCTGCCCAAAGGGTCGGAGGAGCGGCGCGTTGTGCTCGCCCATTTGAAGGCGGACAAAACTTCGGTCACGGATGAGACCACTTCCTTTATTGATTGGGTCATGCTCAATCAAGACCCCATGAGCGAGCGGGCGATGACCACCTTGGTTGAAAAGCTCCTCGGACGCGGCCCCTCCCCCTATGTAAAGAAAACCAAACGCGGCCCCACTATCGAGGTGGGCGATCTTCTTATCCCCAAACCCAACAAGGCACCTGCCCAGAATGAAGATGTGGCAGAGCAGTTCAAGTTTGAACCGGGGACCGTGGAGAAAGTAGATGCGGATGGAGTTCTCATTAAGTTCAAAGGCCAGACCGCCCGTTTCTTTGGGCACTCGACAGGCAGCAAGACCGGCCTCTACCGCTACACACCCAAGTCCAAATACCCCACTGACAAGGTTCATATTGAGGCGGTTTACTTTGCCTCCAAAGGGGATGTAGAGCCCTACCGCCGCCATGTGGTCGAACAGTACGAGGAGCGGGGTGCGGCTCGCGGTGAAGATCGCCGCCGCCCCTATTACAGTGGCTACATCATTGGCTTCAAGACCACCAAAGACGGAAGCACTGTCGTGACTGTGATGACGCAGCAGCGCCCTTACCCGGTCACCTTCAACCCCAAGAAAGGGGAACTCCTCTATCTCGCTCGCATGAGAAAGCGGCCGGACTGGAAGAAGGAGTACCGTCAAGATGTGGCAGAGCTTCAGGAGGATGCACGCGGGTAGAATCCCCCTCACCCTCGATGTATTCAAAGGAGCATCAATCATGGCAACGACGAAGCGAAAGAAGAAGGCCGACAAGAAGGCTGCCGAGCAGGACATGACGGTTACACCCGAAGTTCTGGCTGGGATCACCCAACTGCGTACCCGGGCCGAAGGTCTCTTGGGAGAAGTGGGTCGGATTGAACTCCACAAGGCCAATCTGCTGGGAGAGATCACCGACCTCAACACGCAGGCCAACAACCTTGTGAAGCAGGAGTCCGCACGACTCGGCATCCCGGCTGGTGCTCAATGGAAGATCACCCCGGAAGGCAAGGCTTCTATTGTTGAGGCAGGCTGATGACTACTGGCTGGGAGCCAATATCGGGATCTTTCCCGTGGCCTCCGGCCAATGGTACAGCGATGTCCGCTTTCCATTCTTCGGATACGGACATCCGCTGGGATGACCCCTCTACTTTGAGCACAGGTCCTGCTACCCCCACCACCCGGGCTACGGTGTCGGTGACGGTGGCGGGGATTCCCGATGTTCTCACGGCGGCCACAGCTACTTTCACTCTCGTTGGTGCCCCCATCACTGCTGGGGACACCATCGAGGTGGGAGGGGTCGTGCTCACCGCTTCCGCCGGGGTGCCCGGCGTTGATGAGTTTGACGGCTCGTCGGGTGACACCGCTGTTGTGGCCGCCAACATCGCTACCGCTATCACGACAGGCAGTGTGGGGGCATGGGGGATTGCCACTGCTATCTCGGCCTTGGCAGTCGTGACTTTGACAGCCGGGACGGCTGGGGAAGCCGCTAATGCGACGACCTTGTCCTCCGACTCTGACCGCATCGCTGCGTCTGGTGCCACCTTCTCCGGGGGGCTGGATGCCGACACCCTCACGATTGGTGGGCAGGTGTTGAGTGCGGAAACTGCTCGTACAGCGGGGGGTATGAACTTTGGTGTGGGGCCGACCAACTTCGACACGGCCCAGAGCATCGCAGATGCTATCAATGATGCTACCAACACTTTGAGTTTTGTGACGGCTACGGTGACGGCGGGGGACCAAGTCCTTATCGCCGCCTTCCGGGACGGCACGATGGGTGATGGGATCACCATCACTACCACCAACACCACCGCTTTGGTTACCAGTGACTCCCAAACCAGCGGAGGACTCGGGGTTCCCTGTGAGGGGAAGTCCAACACCCAGTGGAACATCCTCGGGGTCAATGTTTATAGATCCGACACAGGGGAGCGGGGTCCTTACTTCCGGGTGAACCACATTCCGGTGATGACTAACTTCTTCCGCGACCGCACCGATATTGTGGAGCAGATGGGAGAGGTCATCCCGTGGGATACCGGCTGGGTATTCCGGGGTTCGATGCCTAATGTCGAAGGAGTCTGGCGTCTCCAGACCCGTAACCGCCCAATGGTGAAGAAGACGGGGAACGGAGTAGCAGCCGATTCTCCCTTTGATGTGGAGGTTTACATCGGCGGGGTGCGCGTGCCCGTCGCTGATGTGTTTGGTCCTACGGGTCAGATCACTCTGGACACTGCGCCGGTATGGGATGCGAGCACTGAACAATGGATTCAGTTCACTGCCCCCACGGAAACCACCCCCGTTACCGTCAACTACTATTGGAAGCGAGGGGAAACCCTCGTCAATGTGTTGGACGAAAAACATAAGGTTTTCTATCGTCTCACGACCGTAGCCATCGACGAGAGTGGGGAAAGCCCCACCGGTCTGGTGGAAACTCCCTTGGGATACACCGAACCCATCTCGCCTATGAACAGCGAGAAGATGGACTACATCTGGAAGGAAGCCATCCGGCGTAACCGGTGGATTCTGGAACAGGGGGGTGAGCGGGTTAAACTTTTCATCCGCCGTGTGACAGGGGTGGAGTGCGATTGCGTGTGGGACCCTCGATTGGAGGAGTACACCCAACAGCCTTCCAACACTTGCATCAAGTGTTACGGCACCGGGTTCGTGGGAGGCTACGAAGGTCCCATTGACATCATTGTTGGCCCCGACGATAGCGAACGCCGTGTGGCGCAGACAGCTAACGGGCGGCAGCTTCAGAATCAGTACGAAGTATGGATCGGTCCCTCACCGATGCTTTCCCAGCGTGACTTCATCGTGAAGCAGAACGGGGAACGCTACTCTATTGGCCCGGTGCGCCGAACCCAAGTTCGTGGTTTGGTGCTCCAACAAGCCTTTCAGATCGGCTACCTCGACTCCACCGACATCCGCTACAAGGTGCCCATGGGGGCTTTGGAACGATTGCCGTGGCCCGAGACCCGCTACAACAACCCGGAAGACTCGCCCTGCGAGGATGCTAACCCCTATCCGGTTGGGTACGACTATCAGGCCTCCCCTATGGCCACGGAAGTGCCGAAGATTGATGACGCTCGGGAACAGCGAGGCCGCACTCCGGTGTGGGCCAACATCACCTACGGTGGCAAGGGGTCGTGAGACTCTTTCACACTACCTCGTGGAATAAGCTGAAGCGCACTCTCCAATCCGGAAAGCTGAAAAGCCTCTCCCCCTACATCTCCCTCTCCGAGAAGCCTCTGTTTGGAGGTGACATTCGACATGGGGACGTAGCACTGGTGTTGGATAGCTCGGATTTGGGCAACCAGATTATGCAGGTGAAATACACGGAGAAGTGGGCGGAGCAATACCCCGAACAGGCCTCTTACATCGCTGGGGAGGGGTGGGAGGAACAGTTCGTCTACCCAGAGGAGTGCATGGATGAAGATGGCTTCGACGACGAAGCGTGCATGGAGCAGGCGTGGATGAACGGGATGCTCAACTCCTTCCTTTGGAAAAAGGGTGAGGACGAGTGGATCACCAAGAGGGAGAGCACCACCCTGAACGTGCGTGGTGCTCTGCTGGGGTTGCTGGTCCCTTCTGAACGAGGGAGAGAGCCAGCCCAAGAGATCGCTGGAGAGACCCTTCCCGTTTGGGTTGGCACCACCCCCTCGGCCGCACGGGTGGCGGCTCGGTACGGGGGGCGGAGCAACAGTGCCGGGTAGGTAAGGATGGGTGAGGGGGGTGTTCCCCCTCGGTTTTTTGCCAATCCTGTATGAGTAGCAGCCCGCTACGCCGGGGAGCCTTTATGTCCATGTCCATCACCGAGATCTTGAACCACCTTGAAACCACCAACCCGGAGGCTCTCCTGTTGGAGCCTCGTGCGGTTTACGATGCGGCTTTGGTTGGGATCACGGACCACCCACAGGATCATTGGCCTCGGGCTGAAAAGAAGACTGTGGCGGTTTACGACACCGCGAAATGTCTGGAAGCCCTGATGGAGTGGATGGAGTGTGACTACTCCGAGGCCCAAGACTGGTTCGGCTACAACACCAGCGGGGCGTGGGCCGGGGAAGGCACCCCCACCTTTGTGGGGCTGGATGAGGCCCATGATCCTCTGGGGGACCACGCACTATGACACTCCCTCGTTCCGCCTCATGGATGAAGGTGAAGCGACTCCTCCCCGGAGTCTCTGCTCCCTTGTTCCATGCCTCCACGGGACCTCGGGCCGCTAATATCGCTCTGCGGGGGCAGGGCTTGAAAGCCGATTCTGGGTTCTCCAATCACGGGGGCCAAGCCGGGATCTCGATGAGCCGGGACTTGGGTTTGCTCCTACGAGGGGGTTTCGGCAACGTCATCTTTGTTTTCGATGGGCGCGAACTTGGCCAGAAGTTCGGTATGGCTCCCGTTCAACACCCCGGTGTGGGGGATGAGTTTGAGGAGCGGATAGACACGACCAAGATCCCCGCCTCCTTCATCCGTGGGGTCATCTTTGCAGGCAAGGCACCCCCTGCTTTCGTTTTGCGTGAATGGGACGAGAAGGTTTCGTACCCGGTCCTCCACCTCTCTAAAGAGGAAGGGTGGAAAGTGGCTGGCCCACCGTCGGCAGCACGAGTAGTGGCTCGCTTCGTAGACGAGGGCACCGTCGGAGAGGCACCCCTCCGGGCCGCTTCCGGCAAGGCGTCCTCTCTCCGGGTCTACCGGGACTCCGACGGGGTCAGCGTCTCCAACGATGAAGGAGATTTCCTTCTGCTTGGTCCATTGGGGGGCTACCGCCTGACCAAAGAGTGTCGTGAATCCCTCGGTGAGACTGATTTACCGATCTGGCGTATCAGGGATGTTGAGGTAGCCGGGGAACGTCGAAGGCAGGGCATTGGGCTGTCTTTGTATGAGAAAGCGTTTGAAGCGGTGGCTCCCGCAGTAGTCGTTTCCGGGGGTTGTACGGGGATGGGGACGACCCCCGCAGCCCAAGCAGTGTGGAGGCGACTCCGGCAGAGGTATTCGGGCATCGAACAAGTAAGCAAAAAGGAGTGGTTGGTTCGGTTGGCCTCGGGCCGTACCGCTGCCCCCTTCGTGGACGAAGGAATGGTCGGAGAGGATTGGGGGTCGTCTGCCTCCGGTCTGCTCGTCACCGACGGTGACCGGGTGCTCCTGCTCAAGCGGTCGCCCTACGTCCAAGACCCCGGCTTGTGGGGCATCCCGGGCGGGGCTATTCCGGTGGACTACGGCACAGGGAAGCGAAAGGACGCCAAGCGGTCTGCACTCGACGAGGCTCGGGAGGAAATGGGCGGCATCCCGTCCGGCTCGGTGGGCGGCAAACATGTGTTCCGCAAGCCGAGCGGGTTCACTTTCACGACCTTTGTGTGGGAAACCGACCGCGATTCATTGAGCAAGTTCCGACCCCGGTTGAACTGGGAACACACCGATTGGGGTTTGTTCGACCTCGGTGACATGAAACCTACAGGCATCCACCCCGGTGTGGTCTGGGTGCTCAAGAGGATGGGACCATGAAGCCTGCCGAATCTGCTGCTATCAGTTTGCTCCAAGATGCACCCCACGAGTCTTTGGCCACCTTGCTTCAGATGGTGGGGGAGGAAACGCGCCTCTTTGATCCGGTGAGTCGGTCGATGGTGGATGCGGGTGAGGTTGGGGAGGCACTGCGCCGTCTGGCCCCCAAACCCTATGAGGTCTCTGGGGGCATCAAGGTTTACCATGCCACCACCCCTTCGGCCGCCAAGATGCTGTTGCGTCGAGGTTTTATCCCAGCCACCAAGCCCCGCAGCCGAGTGGAGACCTATGCGCCGGGGCGCGGGATAGACCAAGGGCTATACGTTGGAGCCAGTGCGAGGGCTGTGGGTGGTTACGGCCCGGTGGTGCTGGAGGTCACAGTCCCCCGCAAAGAACTTTCGGTGCCGACCGAGATGGCCCAACTGGGAGAGACCAGCCCAAGGCAGGCCCTGAAGTCCCATGACGGAGCCATCATCAAGCGGGCTATCCCCAGTGAAGCCTTCCGAGTGGTGGGGGGGCAGAGGTATGTGTCGGCTGCCCGCGTGGCCTCCCGCTACGCTTCCCGTGACAAGCATGGCTATCACGCCACTTTTCTCAAGAACCTCGACAGCATAGGCTCGCACGGGCTTTTGCCGAGTGGGGGTTCGCAGTTCAGTGGGGGTTATGAAGGCCACAGCCGAGGTCGCGTGTTTCTCTCTGACTGGGGCGGTGTGGACTTCTGGATGTCCAAGATGGAAAACCTCGCCCACCACAACTCCGACTTCAAAGACATTGAGGAGGATGCTGGGTGGACTCCCGTTACCCTTCGGGTGGATGTGAAGGAATGGGCGGACCAACACCTTGAAGACTTGGAGGAGGACGCCCCCGGATCACAGGACTCTTACAGTGGAGCTTTTTGGACCGATGTTGAGATCGAGCCGGAGTTCATTGAAGTGTGGGACGGTCGGAAATGGACCCGGGTGCGTTCTGTAGATACTGCGGCGATGACTCAAGAGGTGGAGGATGCCTCCTCCTATGAGTCGGATAGCGACGAGGAGTATGACGAGTACGGTCAGCCTACAGGGTGGTGGGAGATGGACTTTGAGATCTTTGCCCCCGGGAAGGCTTGATATGGCGCGATGCGGGCGATGCGGGCTGTGGAATGAATACCCCAAACACCACCCCGAGAAGATCTACGGGGGGGTGTGTGTCTGGTATCAACTGCGCCTTCACAGTAGCGATGTATACGAGAGCCGTGAGTGTCCCGACTTTTTGGAGCGCATCCCTGATGTGACTCCCCTTGAACACATGACCTACAAGATTCAACGGGACAATCTCGGGGAAGCCTACACACAGGCCCGGTTCTCTAAACGGTTGGCCCTTCTGGGAATGGGGATCTCGGTAGTGTCTTTTGCAGTGTCTATGTGGCAGGTGTTCCATGAATAATCGCAAGTACGCCAAGATGACGGGGCTGTACGGCAAGCCTCTCCTCAAAGCCGGGGACAAGGCTGCCGTGAACACTAAGCTGCTTCGCCAAGCAGCCGCCATCATTCTCCGGTCGGTGAAGAAAGAGATTCGACGGGACATGGAGAAGTCGAAAGGGCTGCGAGGCGGCACTTGGCCGAAACCTTATGATGATCGAAAGCCCATCCCTATCCCCCAAGGGGAAGCCTTCATCCGTTCCTTCCACTGGAAGATAAAAGGCACCTCAACCATCGAGATTTGGTCCTCATGGCCTACCGCTGAAGCCCATACAGTCAAGCCGACAACCCGCGACCTGAACGCGGCGATTCCCGGTAAGCCAGCGCAGCACCCCAAGAAGGGGATTCCAATGACTTGGCTCGTCCAGCCCAAGGTCAAGTACGTCCCTATTGTGACCGAGAACGGTCAGGTCATCATCCGAACTGCCCCTCTCACTACCGACGACGCATGGATTCATCCCGGCTTCACGCGCTACACCTTCATCGAGCGGGGTATTCGTAAAGGGAGAGTAGAAGTGGTCAAGAAACTCAAAGATGAGATCGTGGCCGCCTTTCTGGAATCCGGGAGTCTATTTTAATGAGTCAACAGATCCGATTGGACGCAGACGAGCCCGTTTGGGTGGAAGACCTCGGTGTGAGGGTTGGCCCCGGCCCTATCTGGGTGGACAAGACGGCAGCGCAGGCTTCCGCCTGTCTTCAAGCGTTGTTGAAGCTCAAAAAGGTCCGGCAATCTGCTGGCGCGAGGTGCCGTGTGTCTAAAGATCCCCCTAAGAAACCCGCTGTTCATTCGGTCCACTTGTCCCGCAACCGGGGACTCAACCGGCACCGGGGCCAACAACCCCCGCCGAAGATCGACGGCCTCACCCCCGAAGAAGCCCAAAAGATGGTGGCGGAAGCCGCAGCGGCGGCGGCACAGCAAGCTATTGCTTCCATGGCTCCTATGATGCAGTCAATGATGAACGCGGCACAGACCACTCCGGACGCATCGGCGTTGGAGGACAGGCTGGAGCAAGTAGTCACTAAGGTGTTGGGCAACGTCCGTATGATGGGCGGGGCAGGAGGAGGCACCGAAGGTGAGGCTTTTGGCGGCCCCGAAGAACCTTTGTTCATTCCCACGGGTATTGTGAGGGACGGTGCCGAGAGTCTTGATGTCCAATCCGAATCTTCGGGGGGAGGCGAAGGGCTGGATGATGCGGCATCTGCTCTTAAAGCTCTGCGGAAGAGCAGCCCTGCAAAGAAGAAAACCTCTCGGAAGAAGAAATAGGAGACTCTCATGGCCACCAAGAAAAAAGCCCCGTTGGGGATCGGGCTCGATGTAGGCACCATGAACCTTGTCGGTGCGCGGCGTACCGCTGACGGTTCGATTGAAACGAGCCGGATGCGAGATGCGTTCTTGGATCTGGAATCCGGTGCCAAGAAGATGTTGAAGCTCTCTGGGGTCAACTTTATTGATCACGGTGAGGATGGGATTATTGTCGTTGGCGATGCCGCCATGGACATGGCCAACGTCTTTGGCCGGGAAGCTCGCCGCCCTTTGTCGCAGGGTCTGATCTCGGCGGGAGAGATGGACGCCCTCGATGTGCTCGGAGTTCTTATCAAGAACGTCCTCGGAGAGCCGACGGAGAAGAACGAGATCTGCTATTTCAGTGTCCCAGCCGCTCCTGTGGATGCCGACCGCGATGTGGTTTACCACCGAGGTGTGTTTGAACGCATCGTGACCGAGTGCGGCTACGAGGCCTACCCCAGCAACGAAGCCATGGCTATCATTTACGCCGAGACTGCCGCCGACGGTTTCTCGGGACTGGGCATTTCGTTTGGCTCCGGCATGTGCAACCTTGCTCTGGCGGTGTCAGGCGTTGAGGGTATGGTGTTCAGTGTTGCGCGAGGTGGTGACTGGATTGATGCCGGAGCCGCGAAGGCCACGGGGTCCACTCACAGCCGTATGTGTGCGCTCAAGGAGAAGGGGTTTGACCTCATGGCTCCCGAGGGGCGCGAACAGGAGGCCTTGGCGCTCTACTACAAGAGTCTCATTGAGTATTGCATCGACCAGACCACCCGAGAGTTCATCAAGATTAAGGACAGGTTTGCTCTCCCCAAGGCTATCCCCATTGTGGTTAGCGGAGGCACGAGTCTGGCCGGAAACTTCCTCCCCTTCTTTGAGCAGGTTTTTGCTAAGAAACGCCGGAAGTTCCCGTTTGAGGTAAGCGAAATCCGTCACGCGAGTGACCCCCTAAATGCGGTGGCCCGGGGTCTCCTGATTCAAGCCATGCAAGAGTACGAAACCGAGTAGAACATGAAAAAGCGTCAGGCAAAGAAGATCGTCAAGCACCACGAAAAAGGTGTGTCCAACAGTCCGTGGGCTTCCATCGTCAAGGCGTTTCGTCGCCTTGGAAAGAAAGCCCCTGTGAAGGAGGCCGTGGAAGAAGTGGCCGCCGAGGTGTTGGAGGCTAAGGAAGCCGTGGAGGAAGCTATCACCCAAACTCACGAGGCAGTGGATTTGACTAAGATGAAGGTGGCCGAACTCAAGGCTGTGGCCAAGAAACGCGGTGTCAAAGGCTTCTCTTCTATGAAGAAGGCCGACCTGATCGCGATTCTGTCCTAAGTACCCGGAAGCAAAGAGGCCCCCCCGAAAGGAATCCGGAGAGGCCACTTTGCAGTGTGGGAGAGATCAGCCCGAGAAGGACACGTTGACCTTCATGCCACCACCACCACCCGAGTTGGCGGGGGCAACACACATGTTGGCTTTGGTGTTGTTGGTCGCGGTAGCGCGGACAACGCGGTTGACTCCCGTTCCTACCTTTCCGCTGGAGCGGAGGCGCAGGTAGGGTGGAGAAGGCTGGTACTCGGAAGTAGTAGATCGGACTGGCATAGGAGGCTCCTGTATGGGGTTCTTCCATACCCCGCTAAATAGAGGAGGTACCGGACCTCCACAAGAGATCAAACAGGCGCATCGCATCATCCGCGTCTTTGGACGCGGTGTGGGCACCTTCTGCTGACCAGCCGAGAAACTCTCTTACGGACCCCATGGAGGCTCGCTTCAACCCTTTGGGGAACAGGTGTTCGTAAACTAAGGTGACGGTGTCGATCTTGTGGTAGGGGACTCGCCCTTCTACTCCGGCCCGTTTTAGGTGGGCCGCCAACATCCTCTCATCAAAGGCGACGTTGTGCCCCACCAACACTCCTCCTTCAAGGAAGGCGAGGATTTGAGGGCCGACCGTGCTCATAGGGGGGGCGTTCTCCCAGCGCGAAGGGTTGTCGGCGTAGCCGTTTATCTCTAAGGCTTTTGGGGAGGCATCCTCGATGTTCTCTGGGAGGACGAGGGTATAGTAACGAGATTCTTTCCCATCGGGTTCACGCCGAGTGATAGCGATTTCAATCACCTCCGCCACAGCAGGGTCCAGACCAGTGGTTTCAGTGTCAACAAAGCATAGAGGACGGTCCATGAGGCTCTCCTTTCTTGTACCTACCGGGGCTGCGGGGGTTTTCCACCCCCCCTGTGAGGTTGGGGGATGACCCGTAAGCTCCGCCCTGTGGATATTCCTGTATCTCCCGCTTTGAGAGAAGCTCTTTTCGGTTTGGCCGTTCCTACAGAGGAGGGGACACATACCACGGTAGGTCTTCTGGTCGAAGAAGCGAAAGAGGCTCTTCGGAGAGCCAACAAGGTTCTGGCAGAGAGCGAACTGGTGGCTGTCACGGCACGGACGCTGATGAAAGAACAGAAGCGACGAGGAAACCCCTCGTTGCGCGTTAACCCCGAGGGAGTCGTTGTGCTGCGGGTGCAGTACGACCGGGAGGGAAAACCCGCGCCAGTTGTAGGAGCCTTGGGTGGGGCCGGTCTCCCCTCTCTTGACGCCTTGCGCCAACAAGCAGCAGAGGTGGGGGTGGACATTAGTGACTTGGGGAGGCAGAAGCGTCAGATCATGGCTCGGCTGACATCTGTTCAACAGAAAGTGGGCGAGGAACCGCCGCCGAGGTTGCGCGACGAAGTTCAAACAAAACCCCTCGGGAAAGTAAAACTCCCCCCCACACGGTAGAAACCCTATGAAGGGTCACGGGGACAGGAGAGCGCATGGCATCACCATACGGATACTGGGACTTCATGGGGAAGAACGGTTTGGCAGGGGCGGAGTCTACCGTCGTTGAACTTCCGGACGGGTCCACCTATGTGAAGAAAGACACCGACTACCCGTGTGTCTTGCAGGACGAGTTCATCCTCTTTGCGGTGAAGAACAGTCCTATAGCCCTTAATCAGTTCTACCAGTTGTTTCCTACCATGGACGCAGTGAGCCAAGCACGGCTCACCAAGTTGATGAGGCGGAATAAACACTTGTTCAAACGTCCCATGCCGGGGGATGAAATGGCCATCAACGACGCTATCCAAAAGAAGGAAGCTACCGCTGGTATCCATGTCACTCCACCGGGTCCTGTCAATCGCTACAAATAAGGAGATACCTAATGTCTCGCCGTGTCATGTCCGTCCTTCTCTCGCGTAACCCCAAGGTTCGTCGTACTTCTACCGCTGCCCGTGCTGCTGCACCTGCTGCACCTGCTGCACCTGCTGCACCTGCTGCACCGGAAGCCGCTCCTGCTGCACCGGAAGCCGCTCCTGCTGCACCTGCTGCACCGGAAGCCGCTCCTGCCGAAGAACGGCTCACCATGAGCAACACCAAAGCCGAGCTTTTGGCCGAAGCAGAGGCGAAGGGTGTGGACACCCCCCCGGGAGCGACTAAAGCGCAAATCCTTGAGGCGCTCTACGCTTAATAGGTTTCACCGCTTAGGGGGTTCCCGATGGCTCTCATGCGGGTGGACATGTATTCAATAAGCCACGGCTACGGCTTTTGTGTGGCGTTGGAGGGGGAGGGGCGCGTCTTCTTTCGTGTGGAGGACTTTGTTGCCTCGGATGCGGTGCTTCCTCTTATGGGGGAGAGCGTGGAAGTGCCCCAGATCGTTGAAGGCACAGGAAACCCCCGCGCCGTCTCTGTCCACCGCACTACTTCCCCCACGCCTTGTTTGGGGACGGTGGCTTCCTTTGATGTGGGGAAGGGGTGGGGGTTCATTAGAGCAGGCCAGATCCTTTACTTTCTTCATCGAAGTGATCTGCTGGAGAAGTTCTCCCCTCTGATTGGTACCACCCTGTCGTTTTATGCTGGGGTCCGAAGGGGGAGACCTCGCGCTTGTTATGTGAAGCAGACGGGTAAAGTGGGGGGCACTAAAGTCCCGTGAAGGAGAAGCGTCATGGATAAAAACCCATTTGGGGGGGTGAAGGGGAGTCTCTACACCCCTTTGTCGGAAGACGAGCAAGAGGTTCTGGCTCGTCTGGTGGAATCCCAAGACCTGCGGGTCATCGTGAAAAGTTGGGCCACCATCGACCAGCCCCGGGTGATCTATGGGGACTTGCGGCTGTCGCTTGCCTTTCGGATTAACTTCACTCGGCCGGAACTTCCTACCCCAGTTCATTTCTTTGATCTGGAGTTGAGGACTGGGGCCGGGTTGCTCTTGTTCAAAGAACGCCAATCTACTTTGTATAACGGGAAGCCCATTGAAGTAGCCGATGGGGTTTTCATGGACATGGTGTGGGACATCGCCCTCATGGCGATGGACCCCAAAGTGGTGAAGGCATTGAAGCCCGGTGCGCGGGGTCTCACTTCACGATGGCAAGACCGGGACACCGGGGAACTCACGCTAATGGGCAACGCCCGGCTCTCCCATGAGCAGCAGAAGCTCCTCCGCAAAGCTCGTCACGGCGAAGCGCGGAGCCGAGCGGATACTCGGGAGCAGGTCCATAAAGCAGAAGTGAAAGCCGCCGAGGTGAAGGCTGGGCGGAAGACCGCGACCGAGAAGATCCTCAAACTCAAAAGTGACGCTTAGTTCCACTCGGAGGGGCTTTGGCCCCAGAAGTGAGCGATCAACACCCATGCCTCAACAGGGATGTGGTGCCCATGGCGATGGGCAAGGATCGTGAGGTAGACCGCAGTCTCTCGGGATTCTAAGGCAGGTAGGTTGCGGGTGGCAGCCCATTCTGAAAGATGCGTCATGTTACGCCTCCATACAGAATATAGCAGTAAACCCCCAAACATGAAAGTTAAGACCTTACTTTCATGTTCAGGGGCTTTACTTTCACTCTCGGCAGTCTGACAATCACACTGCCGATGTGATTTCTCGGTTATCCGCGAGCGGCGAGGACACCCTTACGAATCTCATCAAGACTCTTCTTAGCTTCTTGGGCGACTTTGCGGAGGCGTGTGCCGGGGGCACCTGCTTTTCCAGAATCTACCTTCCCTGCGTCTTCGACGGCAGCTTGGAGGTTGGTGATGATAGCGTTCAACTGATCAGAAACAGACATTGAGATCTCCTTGTCTGGGTAGTGGGGAAGACCCCCGGAATGGAATCAACGGAGGCGGTAGACTTCGGTACGGTATTCGACGGAAGGTTTGGGTGACGCCTTTTCTTGAGCCACCATCTCTTTCTCCCATTGTCGCGCACCCACCAAGGCCGCCTCCAAAGAAATGTAGGCGATAGGGAGTTCACCGTTGGCGGTGTCGGTGCTCCATCGAATCGCATAGACAGGGGGGTTCATAGTTCGTCTTCTTCACGAACCAGATGGTTCATTCCGCTCTGCCGAGCGATGTCGTTAGCCAAGGCTCGCATGTGTCGGATGAGCAAACCTACCTCGTAGGAAGTCTCGGGGGGACGCAGCGGAAGGTTCTCCCCTCCTCTACGCATGGCTTCAATATCTACGATGACGGCATTCCAGCCATAAGCATCGGTGCCCCAGATACCTTCGATGTACGCCACCGGATCGGTGTCGAGATCAGGTACTCCGTCCTTGCCCTCTCCGGCAAGGCGCAGGCGATGTTGGTCGAGGTCTATGACCTTTTTGGTGTCGTCAGCCATAGGCCACCCTACCCCGGTGGGGCGAGGATCGAACGTGCAAGGGTAAGCTGGTGGCCCTGCTCCGCCATGCGGCCCAACAGGAGGAGCAATCTCTCCTCCCCGGCGGCATCCCACGGTTCACTGGTTTTCTCCAGCAATCCGGGACGTTTGTAGACCGTGACAGGTGGTTCGTCCCTCTCCCCCGTGGCGTCACACGGAGCCACACACCAAGCCACCCGCTCTCCATTTGGGCCAATGGTCTCAAAGCCGATACAATCACATGAGTATTTACGAAGCATGGCCCCTCTTACCCGCCCGCACTCTTTTCCCACCCCCTTTCTCGGTACTCCTCCTATGTTTCGCTGGGGGGGGCGGAGGAGACTTGATGCGACTCGACGGCCATGACCCCCACACTTTCCCTTACCGGGTAGCGACCCGGTGGGCTCTGGAGACCAGAGTGAAAGAAGCTGGGTGGGCCGGGAGCGGGTACGGGGGAACTCTGATCCCTTCTACGCTTCAAGACGGCGAGGCTTCGCGGATTGTTTCCCAAGGGGGCACCCTCCACGGATGGGACAAGTATGTTCAACTGGTAGGTCAAATGAGGAGCCACTGATGAGCGACACCCCCGAAGTCCCCACCCCTTATGTGTACCGAGCGTTGGTGCAGTCCGTTTATGATGGGGACACCATCAGGGTAGACATTGATCTGGGTCTCTCTATTAAGGTCCATGCTTCCTGTCGGCTCTTGGGCATCGACACCCCCGAGATTCGCACCAAGTCCGCTTCTGAAAAGAAGCTCGCTTATGAAGCCCGGGATCGTCTGCGTGAGATCGTGCTCAACCAATGGGTCACCCTTCATTCCGTAGCTAAACCCGACAAGTATGGCCGTCTTTTGGTAAAAGTGTGGTCGGATGAGTTTGGGTACATCAACAGCCTTCTAATCGACGAAGGTCTCGCTCGCCCCTATGATGGGGGCACCCGTTCTTCTTGGGGTTAGCACTCAATACCCCGTCTATAGCTGCCAACAAGCAGCACCTCTGGAGGCTCCATCATGGCTACTGGCGACAACCTCGATCTAAATCCGCAGAACGGAATACAGGGTTCCTCCCGACTCTATAAGTTCGGCACCTCTCCCAACACTCGTAGTGTTGTTACCCAGAAGGTGCGAGTGTTGGCTCCGGCCTATGGAGCGACTAAAGCGCAAACTCTTTTCCAGATTGGTGTTCTTTCCAACTTCGGTCCTTCGGAGTCTCGTAGCATCGAGCCGGTTCGCGGGATCGGTTTCGGTGACATCATCGCCGAACTCGTGCCGGGCAACACCGAGCCGATGACGGCTTCGGTCGAGCGCACCATGCTTTACCTCTCCAACTTGTGGCAGTCTACGGGCTACGCTTCCGGCGTTTCTGGTCCTGTGCGTTCTTTGCGCCACCATCGTTGGCCCTTTGATGTGCAGCAGGAGATTGTGTTCTCGGTTATCGCTGACCATGGCGTTCCGGGTGCTACCGGTGACGGTAAGTTCTCCAAAAACGGGTTCAACCAGACAAGCGGTGCCATCGACAGTCTTGAGTACAGCGGCAACCTCGGCGGAGGTGGCCCCTACGGTAAGGACAACAAGCCCGGCTCGCACCAGATCCTCATCACCTACTACGAAGGTTGCTGGTGGGGTGATTGGAGCACGAGCTTCCAGAAGGATACGGCTTTGGTCATGGAGTCGGGGACAATGACGATCACTGACGTACACGACTTCTCCGAGGTCCAGTACGGTGAGTTCCTTGCTACGGGTAACGATCCAAGTAACGATCAGTTCTCCTCCAACATCTACAACGCAGCCACCTTCACTTGATTTCTTGACCCACCCCGCTGGATGACTCCAGCGGGGTAGAGTCTCCCATCGTGGTACTGAAACACCAGAACCAGATGGAGGACTCTGATGTTGGATCTCACTTCACTCAAGCAGGCTTTTGAACCTCTCTCCCAAGTGGGGAGAGATGAGAAGACCTTTGACGTAGAGGGGACCACCCTCACCCTCCGCCCCCTGCTTCCCATGGAGGAAGTGCAGGTCCAGCGGTTTGCTGCCTCGGTACTGGATGAGATTCAGGGGCAGGAGGGTCTCTCCAATCAAGACCAGATGAGCCGTGCAGCGGCCATGGACTACTTCGACCGCTTTCGGATTGAGGTCATCGCTTACTCGGTGATTCAGGTGGATGACACCGACCTCCGGGAAGTCGAGCGCATACCCACGGGAGAGGTGTTGGATAACGGCACTCCGGTTCAGGTGCCCCGCACTATCGCGATGCGCGGAATCGTTCAGACATGGTCCCGGGCCATGATCACCGTTTGTTTTGCCAAGTACGGGGATCTCGTACAGGGGATTGCTGATCGTGCAGACAAGTTGGTGAGCCAATCTCTCGCCGATCTCGATGCCGAGATCGAAAGGAGCGAGAAGCGGCTGGAGGAACTCAAGGCTGACCGGGAAACCCGAGCCAAGGGTGATCCCAGTGTCACTTCGATGCAGATCACGCAGCTTGTTCAGGCCGGAAATGAAATGCAGGCTGACCTCAAACGAGCCGCTGCCAAGGCTGAAGCCGAAAGGATGGCGGCACAGGCTCCTGCTCCGGAACGGAAGTCGGTTATCCCTGCCGCTTCCCCACCTCCTTCTACCCCTTCTTATTCAATGCCTCCTCAAGAGGAGGAGACCTTCCCTCCCCCTGCGGCAGCAGGGGCACCGTTGGAAGACATCCGATCTTCCTTTGAGGACGGGGAAGATGCCGAAGTCATCGCCGCCGAAGAGGGGCGTATTCTGGAAGCGCAGCGACGCGCCGCAGCCGCCTCCCGGCAGAAAGTGGCGGAGCCGACTCCACCCCCCCAACCAACGGAGCCGACCCCACCTCCCCAACCAACGGAGCCGACCCCACCTCCCCCACCCCAAGACCTTCGTGACCCGCTCTCCCAAGCCCAGCCCGCTGGTAGTATCGAGGGAGTGGATGCGTACCGCCTCCCCGCCGAGGAGATGAGTCCCCGTGGGCGCAAGGGAAAAGCAAAGGGGAAGAAGGGAAGCCCGCCCCCTGCCGACACGACTTTGAATCCCAACTTTAAGCCCAACTCCTAAGTAGGTGAGCGATGGATCGGGAGGCTCTTGAAAAAGAGGCCGCCGAGAAAGCTCTCCTTGAAGAAGCAGACCGGCGCAGACCCTTATACAAGGATGTAGAAGACCTCATCACTCCGGGGTTTTTGACGCATACCTTGGTCGTGGATGGCGTTTCGATAGTCTTCCGGTCATTGGACGGCACGCGCACCATTCCGATGCTTCACCGTCTTGATGGTGCCAACGGTTTGGATTGGAAGCGGTGGTATATCGCCACTTCTGTGTGGATGATTGATGGCTTCATCATCGACGGCACCCCCCGGGGAAACGATGCCTACTATGTGTTTCACACATGGGCTAAAAACCTGCGCTACGAATGGGTCGAAGCTCTCTTTGCCACCGTCATTGGCATCCGCAATCGAGTGGCAAGGGCGCTCAAGATTGTAGAAGCCTACTCATGCGAAAAGTTCTCCCGCTCACTGTGGCACACCAAGCCCCCCCTTAGCGGTGAGCCGACTCTTATCCAACGGTTGTGGGACGCCCATAACCGTGGCCAAGATGACTTTGAAGCAGAGAACAACCAGTGGGGTCACACTATTGCTCTGGTGGGATCAATGTCCGGCAAGGGGGCGAAGTCACTTCGCAAATCCATCGAGAAATGGGAGCGAAGCCGGGAAGACCGTCGTCGTCGGGTCATTGAAGATGCGGTGAACTGGATCATTCAAGGGGAACGCTCGGAACAAGCCCCTGTTTTCATCAAAGTGGGCGACACGGAGTACGAGGTCCCCAAGGTCCATGCGTCCCAGACCGTGGACGAGATGCAAGAGGAACTGATGCGTGCCATGCGTGGGGAGAAGGACTACCACGACATGGTGGTGGACGCATACAAGGCCCACAGCATGGCCATCAAGAAAGAGCGGGAAGACGAACGCAGGGCCGCTCTCCGAGATGCTTTGGCGGAGCGGATGCAGGAAGGGTTGGAGGGTCAAACCTCTCTCGTCGGGTACACGGCGGAGCAGTTGCGGGAACTCAACCCCGAGGTGCTTCAGCGGCGTACTACCCATGAGGCTCAACCAGCGGGGCACGATCCGGCCTTCGACCGTTACATCAGCACGGAAATCAAACCGGGCTGGCTCGGTGCCCAAGGACGCCCCGAAGCTGCCGATGCTGGGCCAACTTCGGCCCCCGACAGCGGGGCAGAGAACAAGGGTCCTGAATCCCTCCAAGACAAAATCAGCCGAAGGAAACCCACGCTCAAGTCATAATCTCTCTATGGGTGTCCGAGGGTAGGAGAACTCCATGTCCGTAACTACAGCAGTTGGCCTCGACTTCATGGTGAATAGCATCACCGGGCAAGCCGATCTCCAGCGCGTCATTCAACAGGCGACTGCGGGTGGTGCGGCTAAAGGTCTGGGCGGTGCCATTGAGGACACCCAGAAGATGATTGAGGCCAAATACGGAAGGGCCTACACCAACGCCTTGAAGGTCGGTGCGAAGCAAGAAGCAGATCAGCTTGAAAACCACTTCAAAACCCGCCAGAGAAAGATTGAGGCCGAAACCGCTCTGCTTCTGAAGGCGAATGAGAAAGTGGAGGCGTACAAAGACCGTGCCGACTCCAATCGAACCAAGAAGCGGTGGAAGGCAGAGCAGAAGCGACTGCAAGACTCCATCCGGACGCAACAGGTGGCCCAAGAGAAGCTCGTCCAGACCCAAGAGGACGCCCAAGAACGCATGGTTGATCTCATGGATCGAGGGATGCAGCAGGCGGCCGACAATCTGGAGACCCGAACCGAGAAGATTGGTAAGGGCTTCGGGGCCACGCTGGAAGGCATCTTTGCCAGCGGTGGCAGTGTTGACCCTTCCCAGATGCTCAAGAGTGCCGGAGGAGGATTGAAGGAAGCCGCTCCCGGTTTGGTGGCGAAGGGCGGCAAATGGCCGGTAGCAGCAACAAGATGATTGCCATGCTCGGCAAGGGGGCGATGGCCCTTGGTGCGGCTGCTGGGGCGATTGCCGGGGTGGTGGCCGGTCTCGCAGCGGTTGTGGCTGTCTTTGGGATGGCTTACGGGCGAGCCAAGGACATGAACAAGGCGCTGCTGGAATCGGGTTCGGCGATGGACATTGTGGGGGGAGGCAGCACTTCATTGGGGAGGGGGCTTGCGAATCTCCGACAAGCCTCACAAAATGTGGCCACGAGTCTCCGGGTGACCAATGATGAAGTGACAAAGATGCTGGGGTCTTTTAATGAGGTGGGGCTTACCTTCCGTGAGATGCGGCAGTATGCGAGCTTCGCCCATGATGACTTGACGGCCTACACCGCAGTCGCCCAGCAAGCCATCAAAGCCTCCACAGCTTTTGGGGTGCAAGGGGAAGAAATAGCCTCTTTCACCAACATGCTTTTCCGAGACATGGGTCAGAACTTCTTAGGGGTTCAAGAGGCCTTGGGGGGCATCTTCGGGTCCGCCCAGCTTGCCAACATGTCCATGCGGGGGTTCTTCACTTCTATCAATGAGGCGACCTCGGCCATGGCGTTGATGAACTTCCGCATGGAGGACACGGCAGAGCTTCTTATCGCCATGACAGACATATTGGGGGAAGACATGGCCAAGGAAATGACCAAGTTCAGTGGCCGGTTTAGGGACATGGGCCACACTGATCGGATGCGCTCTGTGATGACTGCGGGGAGTTCGGGCCGGGCCGTGGTGGGGGCTATGGCCGAGAGGCAGACCGATAACTTCTTGGCTGATCTGAGAACTGCTGTCGGAGGAAAGGGGGCGATGGGTGCCCTCAAGAGCATGGGTCTTCTCAAAAACGGCAAGTTGGACGTTGGCGGCCTCAAGGGAGCCGAACTTGGGCGAATCCAAGAGATTGTGGCTTCCGCAGCGGGAGAGGGCGGCGAAGCGATTGCGATTCGCCTCGGGAAGCTCTCCCGAGCGCAGCGAGGCACCCGAGAGGGCGCGACTCTGGGCCAGCGGGCTACCGCTCTCGGGCAGGCGGATGATCTGGGCGAGTTGGCCTACGGCTTCGTGGAGGCAGCCTCAATCCTCGGCGATAAAACCGTCGGCGAAATGGAGAATCTGGACAGAGCCACCTACGAGAGCGTCACGGGACGTTCCGGAGGTGAGCTTGAAGCGATGATGGATATTTCCAACCGTATGGCGGCCCGAATCGCTCGGGACCGGGGGGTGGAGGCAGACTCCATCACTGCGGAGGACATCGCCGTGGCTATTGCGAAGGGTGATATGCACCTATCTTCGACGGATAAGGAGGCGTTGGAGAAAGCCCGAGAAGCATCTCTCCCCGAGATGGAGAAGATCGCCCGTCAGCAGTTGTTGGAGATCACCAGTATTGGTCAGACTCTCAAGAACAAGATCGGCGGGATGCTGGAGAAAGTCTATGCGGTCATCACATGGTGGGCCGGGGATGAGGTGGATACGTCGGAGATAGACAAGTTTATGGAGTCCTCGCAAGCCTACGCAAAAGACGCCGCAGCAGCAAGGGAGGCGTATGAAAAGTCGAGCGGAAAAGACTTCCAAGCGGAGGCGAAGGAGGCCCTCAAGCAACGCGGCATTACCGACGACACGACCGGCTTCGATGACCTGCTTGCCGCAGAAACGAAGAAAGTACAAGTGAAAAGACTTGGCAGCGTTATCCATCGGGAGCAGATCGCGGAGCAACACCAAGCTGGATATACGGCTGCGTTGGCAGGCACCTCCACCGACAGTGCCATAGCGGGAGTCCGGTACGATCAACTGAAGGCAAGCGACACCAAGGCCGGTCGGATTGTTGGCAAATATGACCGCTCGGATTTCACGGACGTTGAATCTTACAACCGATTCGGCCGCGCATCAGCGGCAAAGGCCTCCGGGGAAATCGGGCTTCAGGACGCGATGGGCAACAGGATGGGCGGTGGCGGGCGCAGCGGAGGCGGAGGGGGCGCACTGTTAGGCGTTGGCGCATTTATGAGCGAGATGGTGAACTGGATTCCGGGTGTCAGTTGGGGCGAGGCCGAAGGCACCAAAGAAGACAGCGATCTTCTGGAAGGTGCTCTCTACAGCGCCTCGCAAGAGCAGGCCAGCGAGGTGGTGGAAGGAGGCAAGAAGAACACCGCAAAGATGGTAGACACGACGAAGATGACCTCAAAGCAGATCATCGAGGCCATCAACGCAGGCAACAGAGACATGGCTCTGTCCCAGATCGCGGGGGCTACCGGCAAGGGCGTCGGCGCGATTCAGAAGATGAGCAAGACGGAACTGCGAACGGCCATGGGGGCTGTCACCGATGCCTCCCCGGCGGCCAAGGCCGCTTTGCAGTTCCGTCTCGCCCAGCTTGAGCAAGGAGTAGAGGACTTCGTCTATCGGGGTGGGTCCAACGGGGGGCGCATCACTCCTATTAACCGAGCCGACGAGTTCCTCGGAATGAAGCCCGGAGGGGCCATCAGTCAAGCCATGGGTGGCCGAGGAGTGGTCAACAACTTCTACATCAACGGGAACAACCCCAATCAGATTGTCTCTGTGGTGCGGCGAGCCGTCAAAGCGGCTCTGGGGAACTGATAGATGCCTACGAACCGCCCCATCTTCAGACCAGCTTTCCCGGGAGGGGCAGAGGATGAGTTTTCTTCCACTGGGAGGCGTCCCGTCATCTTTGACATTATTGCGCCTGATGGGATCACAAGCGTTCTCCCCGACAGCTTGAAGCTCGTCCTCCATGTGAACCCTACTTCCATGAAGATTGCCTATGAGCGAGTCGTGGAGCGCACACAGACCAAGAGCGGCTACGTCGAGCAACACTGGGGCGACGGCACCCAGACCATCAACTTCGATATGGCGACCGGGGGCTTCATGCGGCTCTACGCTGGTCTGGCCAATAACACCTCACCCGAAATGACCCAAGGAACGAGGCGGGAGAGCTTGGCCTACGACTCCTACTTGGACATGCTGGCTCTTTTCCACAACAACGGAAGTGTCTACGACATCTCTGGGCGCATCGCTCTCCAAGGGCAGATCAAGGTCACCTTTGATGGTGGCGTCTACTTCGGTTGGTTTACTACTTTCAATGTGACGGAGAGTGCTGACAAGCCTTTCCAGTTCACCCTGTCCGCTGCCTTTGAGGTCTCCTCCGAGGTCCAAACGTGGCGCACTTCTGCTGACTCTTCATCTTCGGTCTTTGATCTGTAAGGGGGTGTTCCATGGCTGGCGGTTTCTTTGAGAGCTTTGCGGCGGACCCTGCGGCAGCGGACACCTACCGCGCTGACCGTTACGAGTACGTCCCCAGTGGTCCCGGACTCACTTCTAACTTTGAAGTGCAGGAGGGTATCCCGGTAGACGGGAGCAATAAGATTGCTCGCCAACTCTCCCCTTTTACCTTGCGGCTTATCATCCCTCCCGCCCTTCTTGAAGCCCTTGATGTCAAGGGGGTGGACGTAAACCTCATGGGGCGCGTTGGCCAAGAGAGTAAAGAGCGGGACCTTCAGATGAAGACGATCCGGGAGGCTCTGGGGATTCCGATTGCGGGAGTAGGGTCCGCCTCCCAACAAGTGCTGACCAACCTGCGTTCGACGGTGTCAGCGGGACAGTATCTCCAGTCCACTATGGGCACCGATGTGCGCTCTGTGTTGACCGACCTCACGACTGTGGCCGACATCCGGTATCAGGTGGAGGCGATGATGCAGACTCCGCCTCTCACGTTGCTCATCAATCCCGAGAGCATGGCTATCGCTTATGTTTCAACCCAGCAGTTTTCTAACCGTTCCCGCTCCGGCTTTATCTTTGAGCGGTGGGGAGAGGCTCAACCTACCATTAGTTTCTCGGGAACCACGGGAGCTTGGGCGGCAGGCCAGAACCCTGCGCGGGTTTTCCCCGGCATGGACGAAACGGTGTCTCCTACAGGCGTTCAGTTCGCCACGAAGCGGGACAGCGCCGCCTTCCAGAACTTCATCTCTCTCTATCAGTTCTACCGCAACAACGGCTACATCTACGACACGGTTACCGGGACGGAGGCGCACCTCTACATTGGGGCCGTGGCTATCGACTACGACCAGTGGACCTATGTCGGGCATATCGACAACTTTGAATACAGCTACGATGAGCAGAACCCCCACAACCTCAAGTGGTCAATGAACTTCACCGTGGGGCGCATGTACGACCATGCAGAATCCCCCATTGTGATCCTCCCGGAAACTTCCCCCACCCCCGCTCCCGGCTCCCTCTCTCTTAGTGAGATGGGGGATATGATTGGAAACACCCCCCAGCAGAGCGATGTGGAGGGCAGGGCCGGAGGCTGGTTGGAAATGTCGGGCCGTGACGGCTTGGCTGGTCGTGGGGCCACTGCAACAGAGGAGTGGGTGGCGCGGCAGATCGAGGACGGCATCGCACAGGCCCAAGAAGCAGTGGAGTATCTGGCGGAGCAGTCCCAACACGGCCAGAGTCCGCTTCAAAATCTGGGGGTTCCCTTTAGCGGGGCTCCCGAATCGCTAACCCCCCCGAACCTCACGCCGGGAGGGGAGTGATGGTTGAGCGGTATGGTGCAACATGTCTGTAGGTGACAACAGCTTTGGCAACCGCCCTTACGCGGGCACTTACCGTTTGGGTTCTCAAACGGTGGTGCGCCATACGCCGGATTGTATCGTTCTGATCAACGGCCACACCCAGTTCGCTTCATGTGCCACCTGTAACAACAAGCTCGACTTCAACAAGTACATCACACAGGTGTCGTGTGACCCCACGACCGAGCCGGTCTCGACGGCCAGCCTGTCGATGTCCATCCCTACCAATGATGCGTCCGTTTTCTCTCACGATGGGAACTACGTTCTGGTACCCGGCCTTGAAGTCCTCATCCTCATGCGAGGGTATTTCCCGGTGGCGGGCTACGCGGCCAAGGGGCAAGAGAGCACCACAGATGCCGATGAGAAAGTTCCCGTCTATCCGTACTATCAAACCTTCCGGGGAGTGGTGACGGAGGTCTCCCATGAGTATTCGGGTGGCTTCTACACGGCCAACCTGTCCTGCTCCAACATCCTCCATTTCTGGCAGTACCTTCAGATCAACACCAACGGGTCGGTGTTCGGAACTTCCCCCAAGGATGACGGGGGCGGCATCGATCTGACGGGCCACAAGATGAATGGGATGTCCCCTTATTCCATCATCTACACGTTGATGCGGGTGGGGTTTGGATCGGCGTTTGGGGTGAACTGGACGATTGCCCAGAAGGCTAACATCTCCGCTGTGGCGGATGGGACCGGCAAGAGCCTCTACAAACATGCGGCTCTATGGTGGGAGAAAAGATGGGGGGAGGCATCTACGCGGCTGCGTATGTATGGAGCCGATGGCTCTCTTTTTAATGCTTTTGAACAAGCCTTTATTGGCATGTTCGATGTGAAAGGGAACGCTGCCAAAGGGGCGGAGTTCATTAAGTCCTTTGGCATTGAGCTTCCCAAGAACTTCAACCCTGATGCTAAGGCCAACTACCAAGCCGCCGCCCGCACGGTGGGCTACCGGGCCAGTGCGTTTGAGGAGGCTATTGTCGATCAGGAGGGCACGAAGCAGAGCGTGCTGAAGATGCAGGCGTTCGTGTTGGACCTTGGCCGGATGGGTCAGCCCAACATGTTCGATGCGGAATACATGTCGAAGATGGAGATTGCCGACACGGTCAAGGGTGTCTCGGGGTTTGAGTTCTATCAGGACGTAGACGGCGACATTGTCTTTAAGCCCCCTTTCTATAATCCCGACACCAGCACCGACCCCGTCTACTGCATCAAGGATCGGGATCTCATCTCCATTTCTGAATCCCACAGCGAGCCTACGTCTACCTACGTCAAGGGGTC